ATTACTTGAATCTGATTGATCGAATTTATAATAATATTTTTTACCTGAATCTGCGCCTGTAAATTTAAAAGCTGGTGATTCCATACCATTTAACAAATAACCAAGACTTGATCCTGTACCACTGTAAGGATGGTAAGCTGATTTTGTAGCTACTGTAACATTTATTAAAATTGGATTAGCACTAGAACCATAAGCTTCAGCTTCAGGTGTAGCTATTTTTCCTGCTGGCAAAGTACAAAATACATCTTTAGTGCCTACAGCAAAACTAACTGCTGCATCACCATTAGAACTAGATATAACCTGTGTTCTTGTAAGTGTACTTGCTCCACCGTTTAATGTTCCAACTCCTACTTCCCATTCATCTACTGTCTGGTGTGCAATAGTGTAGTAAGTAACATTAGATCCACCAATGCCTGCTGCAAAAGTATCAAAACCTGTTGAAGCTCCAGCAAGCGTTACCGCTCCTGTGCCTGTAGTGGTAGTCGTTTCTTTTACACGATCATTAACAATAAATGCCATAGTTATCCTATGCTAGTTGTAAAATCGCTGTTGCTGCTGCAGGGTTTGGAAAAGAAATAGTGAAAGTTCCAGCTGTCGCTGTTTTATCTCCACCAAAATTCAATACCATAACTGCTCTATCTCCGTTTGTGTCATTATAAATTAATGCTCCACGCGCAGTAATTGTAGCACTTGTCCAAGAAACATCAGCAGAAAAATCTGTAATACCTACTGTTCCATCTACAGTTGGTGTAACATTTGTTAATGTTTTTCCGCCTGCTGGTGTGTAACCTGTACCAGTTGTACTAATTTCGTGTGTGCTTGTTGGATCTGCTGCCGGATCTGTCGGTGCAGTGTATGCTGTTGTTGATGCCGATATACTAGAAGAGTTAGTAAACATTGCTAATTTAAATGTGTCACCTCCACCGCCTGCTATCGTAAAGTTATGTAGGGCTTGCAACACTTCTGATTTAAAACTGTTACAGACCGCTGATGCTCCTATTGCCATTATTGTGGTCCTCCTTGATTTGATTTAACTGAGCCGAGTCCTGGTTGAAATGATGGTCTTGGAACCCTAATGACTCCAGCCATATATGCATCTCTTTTACCATCACCCATATATTGCATAGCTACCTCTTCTAAAGCGGTAGAATATGATTGTGTATACATTTGCAGCATTTCTGCTGGTCCCTTTAAATACTTAAAGGCTTCAATAAGACAACCATACAATAATAAAGTAGGTGTGTTATTACTTAACCAAGTACTATTTGTAGCAGCGCTAAGCCTGTCTGGTAATTTAGACATACTTAATTCTACAGTAAAAGCAGCATTTGGTGTTGGAACTACGTATACAGTATTATCGTCCCATTGTGAATAATATTTTGGTGTTCCTGTCAAGGATCTATCTGGCCAGTATTCATTCATAAAACTTACATCTTTTCGTTCTAAGAATGTTCTATCACCTGTGCCTGCAGCAGAATAAATCATTAGACTATTAATTGTAGCAAACAAAACTGGTGTTGGACCAGCTCCACCTGGTAAACTTAAGAAAGGGTTACTTGATGTAAAGTTAGCAAATTGATGAGAAACAAAAGCTGGTATATTAAGTTCTCTTAGTATTTTATTTTCTGTATGTTCAATAAAATCGTTAACAATGGTATCTGTTAAAACGTTAGAATCTGTTTCTGTATACTCTCTAATCTGTGTAACTAATTCAGTATATGTTGTCATGCTGATAATGTAACTGGCCCTGCAAATGCCTGTCCTCCTCCGCCTACAATTGTTGGACTAGAATGAGCTAGTCCACCACTAGGAATACTATAAAAGTCTTCATCTATTACAGTTATAGTAAAACCAGTAGCTTGATTTAAATTAACAACAAACTGTTCGTCTTGCACATCCCTAAATCTAACCGTATCTCCTGTTGATCTATTATTTCCCGGTTCATAAACTTTTATGTAAGATACACTTGGTTCATGTCTAAACGCGTTAAGTGGTAACAAATTAGCTGTAACTGGAGCCTCTCTATCTACTCTAGGGTTTAATAAAGGAATTGCATCGGGTGTATGAATTTGTGGTTGAATTTGTGGAGCTTTTTTTTCATATTCACTTGTGTGAACTTTTGCACCATTCCATTCTGTTACCATTTCTGTGTAGGGAAATTGCAATCCACTACGATCAGAAATAAATAAAGCGTATTTTCCATTAGCGTATGCCATTTAAATCCAAGTATACTTTCCACCTTTTTTAGCAGCGCCCATTCCTTGAGCAGTACCACTTACATTTCCTTTAGTAATTGTAAAAGGTGTGCCTCCTGATTCTTTTCCCATACTAGATGGTGCGTTACCTTTAGTTGTAACTGCTGCAGCTTTTACAGGTGCAGGTGCATCATTTTGACCTCTGCCATAATGACCTATTTTTTTACTAGAAGCTTCTCTAGTATTAGTTGTTTGTGTGTTATATATTCTGTTACTCATTCGTCCTCCTTTTTACATTCACAATTTCCACAAGTACATTGTCCACCGCAGCAAGAACCGCCGTTACTACAATGACATTCATGGTCACAATGTTTACATATTGGCATATTACCTCCTATGGTATGTATGCTTGTGCAGGTTTAACACGAAACGCTACTCGTTCCCTGTCAGAATTTGCCGCTCTTTGAAACTCTTCTTCGTAAATAGTTTTTAATCCTCCAGCCAAAGATGGCGCTCTTTTTATAGCTATATAATAAGCTAAAGCTGCTGTTAAGCAAGGAAGAAAAAAGAAAGGAACATCTGCATAATTAGTGTATCCTCCAGCATCTTCAATTCTACTAATATAAAAATATTTCATTATATAATCAGTATTTGGGCTAGGATATACAAATAAAGCCATAGGGTGTTCTGGTCTACCATAGTTAGATCCTGATTCAGTAGTAACTTGTCCAGCTACTAAACTAAATTGAGTAGGCCTAGCATCACCTGCAGCTTGTTGTTCTTTACGAGAAAGATTCATGTAATCGGTATTAGAAATTTTAGTTATAGTTACATCTGTTGTGTTACTATCACTAGATAAGTTAGCAGTTGCTCCTGCTGCAGCTCCTGTTGTAGTTATAGTTGCATCTAAAATATCTACTACATCTACTGGTATATTATAATAGTTTAAACCAGCAGTCATAGTTTGGGTACCATAAGAAATAGTCCATAAATTTAAACCACGGTTAGCCCATTCTGAGAATATTAAATTCATAGAACGTCTAGCTGTTTTTAAATCGTATCCACTTAAAACTTCAAGTCCACATCTTTCAAATGCTTCTTCTATAATTTCTTCTACAGTAAGATTAAATGTTTTAGTGCCTGAATAAGCCATCTAACCTCCTAATAATTTTTAATCCATTCGCAAATTAAAGTGTATGTTTCACCACTGCTAGCTGCGCCTGGAACAACTACATCAATGTCACCTGAATAGTTAGTTTCTTTTGGATTACCCAGGCCCCCTATAGTACTAAAATCATATGTATCATCATAATTTAAAGATAGTAAAGGTGTTTGAGTTCCTGATGTTAAATCCCATTGAAGTTGCACGGGAGCAGTTACTCCTGCTGAAACGTTAAACCAAACTTTATTTAGTGTAACTGTTGTGCAAGTCTGTCCTTGATTGTTAGTTGTTAAAGTTGAAACATCTACTATTTTTGTTGTTCCACCTGTTCCGTCAGAGACGTTTACATAACTTGTAATAAGTTTTCTGTCTCCGTCAAATAATGTTCTTGTTGTTACGGTATCTACCATTTTATTAATTCCCCTTGTACAAAGGTGGGGCCATTACTCCCCACCTACGGTTATATTTGTTTAGCTATAGCTTACGTTTCTGTTTTGCGCAGCCATAATGTAGTCAATTGTAGTGACTTTAGTTCCAGTAGCATCACCAGAAACACTCATAGCCATCACTTTCATGTTAGCTGTTGGAATGTTAGTAGTAGAAGTACCAACTAAATTTCTGTTTATGTAAAATTGAACTTTGTTTAAGGTTGTTCCTTTTGTAGCAACAAGTCCTAAAGTTACATAAGTGTCATTTTCCATTGTTGATTTTGTAGTATCAGCAAACTCTACTAAAGTTTGAGTTCCACCAGATTCAGTAGTACCTTTTACGATAGCCGATCCATCATCTTTTACAAAACCAATAACGTTTTGTGATAACAAAGCGCTTTCTGGATTTGTAGTAAATGCTTCTGTAAAACCAATTAAGAAATCAGTTTGTGTAGCATCTGATATTTTTGCTCTAGTTTCAAAATAAAGTTTATCACCTGCAGTAGTTGGTAAAGCAAATGATTCTTGTTTAGCTTGAATTGATGCACCATCGTTATCAGTAGTAGCTGCTGAAGTTAAATTTACTTCACCACCTGTGCCATCCGCTGCAATTGCTGCTGATGCACCTGTATCTTTTACGATAGTCCAATTGTGTGTTGTGTCTAACGCACCCTGTTCAAAATCATCCATATAGGTGAATTGATCGGGCCACATAGACATTTTTAAGTTTTCAAATGCAGATGCATTTGAGAATAATACTGGGCCTTTAAAATGTGTAGCCATTGTTATACTCCTTGCCTGTATAGGGCTTTAGTTACCTCGTCACTATACTGTACTGCCTAGCCAGCCTTGGTAACTGTTTACTAGGATAAAGGGGCGAACTAATTTCGCCCCTTTAAAGATCATTAAGCTCCTGGTGAACCAAAGATACCTCTCCAGTCAGACCAGCCGAAGCTGTATCTTTCTCTGGCTTTGTATCTAACGTTTCCAGTATCAAAATCGCCTTCCATAGCAGTTCTAATTGGAGCTCTCACAAAGTGTTTAAGTCCATTAGGTGCATCTGTTTTAATGAAGAACGCATCAGTATCAGTAAGGAAGTTGTTTACAACATATCCTTCAGGTACCATACCCATTGATTTGATTGCGTTGATATCATTATCAGCAGTGCCTACTCTACCA